GGAAACTTGCCGAGCGCGGTAGCCGCCGACGCAGAACCGGCCGTAATGTTCTGAGAAGCGCCTGGGAAGAATGGGGTTTCTGCTGGGTAAGTCATTTCTTGAGCCCTTTGGACAGTAGGAATGCGATGCGGCGGGCGACTTCGTTGTCGGTCATATCAAGCGTCTCAATTGGCCCGCCATCCTTACCCGTCAGCTCTTGCTGTGTTTTGTCGCGCCACTCATCTGGCCGGCGGTTCTTCAGCCAGAAGATCGCAGCAGTGGTGTCTGGCGGGTAGCGCTTGAGCAACGGCGTGGTAACGATGGCGCCATCCACTACTCGTATGTCAGTGTCTTCGTGGGAATACCCCATGGCTCGCTGGTACAAAGCCGTAGCAACGCGGTCATCCGCAACCTCCTTGCCGAGCTTTAAGGACTCCGAAAACTCTGGGTGCTGAACCTTCCAGAGGTTGAGCGTACTGAGGGCAACCGAGAAGAAATCAGCCAGCTCCTGATCCGTTGCGCCAAGCTGGCAAAGCTTTTTAGCCTGCTTTACGAACTCAGGCTTGTACTTACTTGGCCGGCCGCCACTCATTGATTAATCCTTATGGCGTCGTAGCTGGCTTCACAGGCGAATCCGGCCCGGCGACTTGAGTCAAGCGCTGCTGCCAGTTCGCCCGCATGGTTGTCAGCTTCTGTGCGCAACTGGGCGAGCAGATAGGTAAGGTCTTCGATTGCCTTGCCTCGCTTGGTAAGGCGGGCACGGAGATTGGCGCGGTCGGCAAGCAGGCTGGACTGTTGCTCGCGCAGGCTGACACCCATAGCAACAAGCTCAGCAGCATGAGCGTCATCGCTGATCTTTTGATTGGTTGCATCGGTGCGTACCTGTTCAATGGCTTGCTGGTGCTTCTGTTCGGTCTTGCGGGCCTGCTCGCTGGCTTCTTTGGCCTGGGCCTCAATGCCTGCCACGTACTCGGAATGAGCGGTCTGAGCGTTGTCCAGGCGGTGTGTCTGGATGCCCAGCAGCAGCACTAGGGCAGCAATGGCGGCAAACAGGTAGTTGGTCATTGCTGGGCTGCCATGCACTTGGCGTGTCGCTCAAGCTGGCGAGCCCACACGCCCCAGCAGCGCTTGTTGCCCGGTGTCGAGCAATCGAAGCCCGCGGCATAGCGGTATTTGAGAAGGTCATTGCAGGCCTGGACGTAGTTTCCGGCCAGCAGGCTCTTGCGGGGCGAGCCATTGCGCCAGGTGCCAATGCCGTACTGGCCAACGAAGTCCATGTATTCATCGAACTCGGCCTGGTACAGCTTCACGCCCGGGATGGAAGCGGCGAATTGCTTCTCAGCCTGGCTGTTCAGGTTGCGGGCCAGGACTTCGGCGCGGGCCGGGGTGATGGTGTCGCCCATGCGGACTGGCGAGCCGTCCTCGTAGCGGGTCGAGCCGTGGCCCAGGGTCGGTACGTCGCCCTTGGTGGGGATGACGGCTACAGGGGTGAAACCTTCGCTTGCCTGCCATGTGGCGAAGCCGGCGGCGCTCAGGCTCAGCAGGCTGACCGCGATTCGCTGGCGTAACTGGGCGTTCATATCTCGCAGTTGTCCCGCAAAGCGGCGACACGGGCTGCGCTCTCGGCTGTGCGTGCGGCACTCTCGGCTGCCTCTCGGCGATCACGGCGAATCTGGAAGTAGGTGCTGACCAACAGGCCAACCACCGCTACAACCACACCAGCGATACCGATCCAGTTGACCTGGGACAACCAACCAGCCGTGCCAACCACCGCACCAACCGCCATTCCCTTATTGGCCACTGACGCGCCAACCACCTCTACGATGCTCTCGGGCGTCGGGTTGGCCATGTTCCTACTCCTGCCTGGGGCTGCCATAGGGGCCTCCAGATGTAAAAAGCCCCGCACAGTGGCGAGGCTCAGGGTTGAATTTCAGGTACAAAAAAGCCCGACTCAATGGCCGGGCTTGTCTGAAGCGGTAAAACCGCAATATGGGGGTACATTACTCCCGGACATTTAAACCGTCAAATGGTTTGTTACGTTCTAACATTTCTTTGCAGTAGTTCAGCACGCCAATGTAGTTTTGGTCGTTTCCGATCTCGGCCAGGTCGAGCAATTCGTCAGTGATAGAGAACCACTCGCCGCGCAGCCGGCTCTTTGAGAAGATTGTGTGCAGGGTGGGCTCAAATATTGATGGCGCACGGAAGTGGCAGAGCAGCGACAGCTTGCTCGGATTAGATACCTGCAGCTCAGCCATCCTCTTTTTCACGTTATCTGCTCGACCTATCTTTACTGCGCCTGTCCCTCCACAGATTATGAAGTAGATATAAGTGAACGACTTGGCATACCACGAAAGTCCAGAGTCAGCGAGACGCTGACCTTCTCCAGGGCCATTCTGCCGGGCATTCGCAATATATGATGTCCTCTCTATCTCATCGTCGATCATTCGCATGATGCGCTCGTTAACGGGAATGGATTCATCGATGTGAGATCCCTTGCTGGCGAACGACCGGTCACACATGAGGTGCCTGGCTCTTGAGCGAATCATGCCGCAACCCCCATTTCCAGGTACGCCTCGACATAACCCTTTGCTGCAATCAGGTACTCACGAACCTTCAGGCGCGGCTCGCCAACGATCCGCCCTACCTCTGCAAGAGTTCGGTCAGACCGGTAAAAGATCACCACGCATTCGGCAGTTTTCGGGTAGCGCTTAGACATGCGGGCAACGATCTGGTCAATAAGCAGCGCATCATCATCAGTGATGCAGGCCGCCGGCAGGCAGTCCATCTGCTCAACGTTGTCCCGCATCAGGACGTAGGAGGGAGAGGTGCAGCGTGGGACGCCCACTTGTTGGCGGCTCCAGCGGCCCCACTGGGTCAGAAGCTCTTCTGCGTCTCTCATGCTGCACCTGCCTTCAACATATCCGAACTGATTGTCAGACGACCTACTTCGCCGAACTGGCTGTGATAGGTGATCACCTTAGCGTCACGCCCGGACATCCAGCCGCCACGACTAGAGTGGCTATCTGGAGCCGCCAGGGTGCGGTGCTGCTCAAGCTGCATGGTGTTGGTTTCGCGCAACAGGTTGTGGTGCAGGTGGCCGGTGTGCGCGTAGCTGAATTTGGTACGGCCAAAAACTTCGCGGAATTTCGCGATGAATACGGTCTCAAGAGAGTCGTGGCGCTTCTTGTGGCCATGGTGAAAGAATAACGATGTCAGGCCGTGCTCGAGGCAGTAGTAAGGATCTGGCCGGGTGATGACCTCGATTCTTGGCTCATTCTCGTACAGGGCTGCGAACAACTCGCGCAGCCACATGCTAGACGCCAGGTCATGGTTGCCCTCGGCCATCAGCAGAACGACGCGCTCATGCTTGGCCAGCAGCATCGATGTGATGCGGCGAATTACGCCAATTGCGACCCGAACAAGCTTCTGGAATCTGGTGTCGGCATCAACTATGTGCCCAGACGTAGGAGTCACCGCACTGATGCCATCCCAGTGCAAGAAGTCGCCAAGCTGAGAGAACACCGCGCATCGAGAATCTGGGGCTTGGGCGATGGCGGCGCCAAACCAGCTAACGAGCAGATCCTCGGCGATCTTCATATCCCAGTCGGCGCCAGTCTCTTCACCCCAGCTATTCATGCCCAGGTGGTAGTCGGTGATCACATAGCAATTCAGCAGCTGCTCTAGGGTTGGCGCAGGAGCCTTCACGGCGATTTCCGGAACGATCTCGGCAGACATTGCCAATACCGTCTCGCGCATGATTTCGGCCTGACGCTCCTGGTCGGCACTGGTCTTCACCCACTGAAGCACTGGCGCCTTCACCCCCTCCTTGTACAAACTGGACGTGCCCTTGAGCCGAAACCCGTCCGGCACAATGTGTGTCATGTCGTGGTCCGGGCTCCAGCCCTTGCGGACAAGGTTTGCCTTTCTGGTCCACATATTCCGCAAGTTCATGCCGAAGTGCGCCGCCGCCTGGGCGACTGTCATTGTCTTGAGCGCTTCAATGATCTGCTCGTCTGTTGCTTTGGCTGCGCTCATTGGGCGTCTCCGGCGATGGCTTCGTTATGGGGTTCAGGTTGAAAGCGGTTCCAGCAACGATGGATGTATGGGTATTGGCTGTAAGTGCCGTCTGTGCCGCGGGCGGCGCGAATCTCGGCCAGGGAAAGCTCAACCCCTGCCTCGGCGCTCTCTAAAGCGAACTGGGCTTCAAACCTTTCGTGCCTTGATTCGCTCATGCGGCCACCTTTGCCCAGGACGAAAAGGAACTTGCGGGCCGGTGGTAGATGTAATGCCCTTCCTGGCGCCACATGATTCCGCCGAATACGAAT